GCGCCGGGCCTGAGTCAGCCCCGGCCTCGTCCATCGCCGACACGTACAGCTCGAAGTGAGAGGCGACCGTCCCGTCAGGCAGCTCGTCGGACTCCTCGGCCAGCACGATCTCGTTGACCAGCCGCCGGGTGCGCGGGTCGCCGACCGGAGCCCACGTCGCCCGCGTGCAGGTGAGGTCGCGCTGGAGCGACTTCAGCAGCGCCATGAAGTCGAGGACCGCGAACACGTGGTGCTCCATGAAGACCCGCGCCTGCCCGATCCCGGCCAGCATCCCGAACACCGGGTGACCGACGACCGCGGCGCGCGCGGGCGCGAGCCGCTTCTGCAACAGGGAGATCTCGTCCACGGTTGCCATCATCGGCGCTGGCCGGGGTTACAGTCCAGGCATGACCACCCCCCGCGACGTCGCCGCCCAGTGGCTCGCCCGGCTGGACGCCGAGCGCCTGGTGCCGCTGCCCGCCTGGTTCCACTTCGCGAAGCTCGCCGAGGAAACCGGCGAGGCGACCCAGGCGTACCTGCGCTACGCCGGGATGGCCCGCTCCCCCGGCGGGCCGGCCCAGCTCGGCGAGGAGCTCGCCGACGTCGTCATCACCGCGTACTGCTGCGCGCTGTCGCTCGGCCTCGACCTCGACGCGGCCGCCGGCGACAAGCTCCGCGACCTGCTCGCCCGCGACCTGGGAGCACTCGGCCATGGGTAGGCGAGGCCCGGCGGCCGCGCCGACCCGCCTGAAGGTGCTTCGCGGCGACGAGCCGCGGCGCATCAACCACGCCGAGCCGCTGCCCGCGCCCGGCCCCGCGCGCAAGCCCTCCTGGCTGTCACCGCTCGCCGCCGAGGAATGGGACCGGGTAGCGCCGCACCTGTCCGCGATGGGCACCCTGACCGACGCCGACACCACCGCGCTCGCGGTCTACTGCGAGGCGGTCGCCCGCTGGCGCGGCCTCGCCGAGGTCGTCGCCAAGAGCCCGCCCATCGTGGAGCGCAACGGGTTCCTCGTGAAGAACCCGGCGTACTCCCAGATCCGCGACGCCGCCGTCGAGGTCCGCATGTTCGCCCGCGAGTTCGGCCTCACGCCATCGGCCCGGGCCGGCATCCGGATCGACGTGCACCACCACGACGCCGCGCGGCCCGAGCGCCTGCTGTCATAGCGACGCGAAGCACCCGGCGGGCCGGAAGGAACCACCCGAACCGGACCCGCCGGGCACCGGCCAGCTTACCGCGTCACCTGCGGTTTTTTCCGGGCGGGGGTGGTCAGGAGCACCCGCGTTCTCCCCAGGGAAAATCCGAATTAGGGGTGGTCAGGAGCATCTCGGGTTTCCAGTGCGAATCCGAAAATTAGGGGTGGTCAGGAGCATCTCGGATTTTTCGCGGAAATTTCAAATTAGGGGTGGTCAGGAGCATCGGAGCCTCCCAGCGCCAGCGAGCCAGCGAGCCCGCCGGCCGCCCCGCCCGCCTGCGCGGATCCCTGCCAGCCCTCGACCGCGACCTACGGCGTCCCACGGTAGTCGACCCTCGCTGACCGCCTGGCAGCGCCAGCGCCTCGGCCGCCCGCCGGCCAGCGTGGCGCGCTGCGCGCTGGGCGCGTGGCCGGCGCTGGGCGCGCTGGCTCACCAGTGCCAAGCGCGCTGGGCGCTGCGCGCGCCACAGCGCCACGCTGGCGCGCGCTGGGCGCTGGGCTGGGCGCTGGCGCGCTGGCGCTGGCCGGCGCGCCCAGCGTGGCGCTGCGCGCTGCGCTGGCTCACTCGAGTGCCACGCGCGCCCAGCGCCGGCGCTGGCTCACTCGAGTGCCAAGCGCGCTGGGCGCTGCGCGCGCCACAGCGCCACGCTGGCGCGCTGGGCATGGCTGGGCGCTGGGCTGGGCTGGGCGCGCTGGCCGGCGCGCCCAGCGTGGCGCTGCGCGCGCCGGCGCGCTGGGCGCTGCGCGCGCCACAGCGCCACGCTGGCGCGCGCTGGCGCGCTGGTCATGGCTGGGCATGGGTGCGGACGCCAAAACGCCCAGCGCCAGCGCTGGGCGCTGGGCTGGGCGTTGCTGGGCTGGGCTGGGCGCGCTTACGCGTCCGCAATGATCATGGCGCGCTCATACGCGTCATGCGCTTTGCCCAGCGCGCGCCAAGCTGCAGTCAAGTCACTGCGCAAATCGGATTTGGCCGGCAGCGCGTCAAGTGTTACGCGCATCTCCAATTCCAGTGCGCGGATATCCAAGCGCGTCCGCTCCGTAACCATGGGTGGTTCCTTCCGTGATGGGTGGTGAATGCCAAGCGCGCGCCCAGCCCAGCGCTGTGGCTGGGCTGGGCGCGCTGGGCGCGTGATGACTACTTGACTGACTTCAGTTGCGCAGCGCCGGCAGTGCGCGCGCGCTCCCGTGCGCTGGGCTTACGCGCTGCGCGCGCCGGCGCGCTGGGCTTGGCGTCCGCGCTGGGCGCGCTGGGCTTGGCGTCCGCGCTGGGCTTGGCGCTGGCGTCCGCGCTGGGCGCGCTGGGCTTGGCACCCTTGGCGCTGCCGGCGCTGAAAAGCGTGTCCAGCTTCACCCCCAGCGCGTCCGCAATCGACGCTGCGCGCAGCGCGTCAACCTTGGCCACGCTGTCCGCCATGAGCCGGCGGATTTGGCTAGGGTTTTGTCCGTGCTGCCGGCACATCCCCATGACGCTTCCGCCACGCGCAACCAGCGCGTCAACTGCTGACTTCACAGCGCCATCAATGGGCTTCACCCACGCGTCACTCTTGCTGGGCGCGCTGATCACCAGCGGAACCACTTCAGCGCGTGGCGCGCGCTCAACCTTGGCCGGCGCTGCCACGCGTGGCGCGTCCGCCGGCACCACTGCCCAGAACTTGGTGGTGGGTGCGAATTCCGCAACTACGCGTCCGCCCCCATTGTGAATGGTGATCTTGCCGGCGTCCGCTGTCACCTTGGAAACCTTGAATGGCTTGGCGTCCGCACCCTTGACTGCAGTGCCCCAAAACTCAAATCCCTTGGTGGGTTTGCCGTGCTGTGACCACGTGGCGCGCGTGGCAGTGCTGGTGATGGCTTCCGTGCTGGTGCTGGTCATGATGGGTGGTTCCTTCCGTGACTGCTGGGCGCTGTGCTGCGCTGGTGCACTCATGTTACGCACCACCCCCCATACGGACAAATAAAACCACCACCACAGCGCTGTGACCTGGCTCACTTGCGGACGCGCGCCACAGCGCCACGCTGCCAGCGCGCCCAGCCATCACCATGACCAGCGCGCCAGCGCGCGCCAGCGTGGCGCTGTGAGCCATACAGCGCCAGCACAGCGCGCCCAGCCATCACCATGACCAGCGCGCCAGCGCGTGGCCGGCACTCGATCGATTGCTTTGCGGACACGCGCCCAGCGCGGACAGCAAAGCGCGCGCCCAGCCATCGATGGCTGGGCGCGCGCTGCGCGTGCTGTGACTCCTAGTTGTGATCCTCCCAGCACACCAGCCCATACATCACGCTGTCCGCAAAGAATGACCAATCGTCATCACTGATCATCGATGGGTCATCATTCACGCGCGCTGCCAGCGTGCTGGCTTCACTGGTGAGCGTTCGATGGGTGGCCAGGATGGCGCGCGCTATGTCGACTGACTCACTGTCACCATAGTTACCAAGCGTGACAATGACGCGCGCCACGCACTCGACTGCAGTCATGGGCTGGGCGTTGCTGGGCTGGGCGTTGCTGGTCATGGGTGGTTCCTTCCAAGCGCTGGGCGCGCTGTGCTGCGCGCTGCACTCATGTTACGCACGTGGCCAGCGTGTCCCAACTTAATGGGATGTCGCGTATGTCACACACTGCCCAGCCCAGCGCCAGCGCTGGGCGCGTGGCCGGCGCGTGGCCGGCGCGCTGCGCGCGCCAATCGGGACACGCGCGCTTGGATTGCTGCCGGCGCGCCGCTGTGACATTCGCGACGCTGTGACAAATCCGACACGGGGGTGGGGGGTGACCCTTGTCACACCGCGTTTGCGCCCGGGCGGTCCCCGCCCGCGCGCAAACGGCGGCGCGTTTCAACTTTTCGGCCGCCGCGCGGCCTCGCGCGCCGCGCGTAACGCGATTCGCGTCACGCGACGCCTCGCCTTGTCTCGCTTTGTCAACCGGAACCTCACGGCCGCGACATCCGGCGCGCCTCGGCGGCCTGCGCCGCGGTGATCCTCGCGTGGCAGGCCTCGCACAGCGCGATGATCGTCGCCTCGTCCTCGTTGCCCGGCTCGGTGTGGTGCGCCTCGCTGGCCGGCGCGCCGCACTGGCGGCAGCGGTGATGGTCGCGGGCGAGGACCCGGGCGCGGGTCGCGTCCCAGCCGGGCGGCATCCGGCGGCCGCGCGCGCCGGCCGACCAGCGGGCGACCGGGTGGTCGGGGCACGAGCCGCGCAGGTTGGGGCAGCCGGGCTGGCAGGCGCGGGGGGCTCGGTTCGGCATGGCGTCTTCCTCGAGCCGGGGCGCGGCCGTCAGCCACGTCAGCCACGAACGACCCCGGCCGCGCCCCGATGCGGGCGCAAGGGAACTGCGGACGCCCACGGGGTCGCATCCTACCGGCCGGGTGGGACAAACTGGACGGATGACGGAGCCACCCGCGTACACCTGCCCGCTGTGCGGGGCCACCAGCCACGGCCCCGACGACATCGCCAACCGCTACTGCGGGCGGTGCCACAAGTTCCTGGCCGACGCGCTGCGGATGCGGCTGTACGTAGGCGGGCAGCTCGCCGACGAGGTGTGGCTGACTGACCTGGACGAGGCCGGGCGGGTGAGCGAGCGCCACCAGTCGATCGCGGCGGACGCCGACCGGGCCGGGCAGTCGTGGCTGATCGAGGTGTACGACCCCGCCAAGCCAGAGCGCGCGGCGTACGTCCGGTTCGGCACCGACAAGGACGGGATGGTCGCGCCGTACGAGGTCGAGCGCTGGCCCTGGGAGGAGACACCATGATCAGCAAGGACCCGCTGCCGGACGGGCACACCGCGCGGGCGCTGGCCGCCGCGATGGAGGTCGCGGGCGCGCCGCGGTCGATGATCCGCCGCGCTGAGCGCGGCTACTACCACGATTACCTGTCGCCGCTGACGCTGCCCGAGGTGACGCTGGTCGCCGAGCTGCGCGCCGCCGCGATGCGCGCGCGCGGCCTGGACGCCAGGGCGGCGCTGCAGGCGCTGGCGGCCGACGTGATCGAGGGCAAGCACGACGCGAGCGCCGAGGAGAGCGACGCGTGGGCGCGGTCGCCCGAGGGACAGGCCACGTTCCGCCAGCTTCGCGGCGAGTAGCGGGCGTACGCTGAGCGGGCCTGCACGTCCGCGCCTAGCCCGGGTTTTCGGCGGCCGGGACGTCGCCGGGTCGCGGGCCTCGCGCGGGCCGGGCTAGAACCGCGCGGGGTCGCGCGAGGCTAGTCGAAGGTGAGCCCGAGCAGCGCGACCGCGACGGCGGCGGCCTCGTCGGGCTTGACGTGCTCGGCGGTGAACGGCAGCGACGCGGTGAGGAACCCCTTGTGATCGCCGATGCCGACGACCGGCACGTAGCGGTCGACGGCCGCCCACGCCTCGATCATCGTCCCGTGGCTGCCGGGCAGCACGAACATCAGCGCGGCGGCCTCGGCGACGAGCAGGTCGCGGCCGCGCGTGGGCTGGCCGGTGCGCAGCGCGTAGGTCAGGTGCGGGGAGACCGGCCGGGCTGGTTCGGGCAGCAGCCCGATCGCGACGCCGCCCTCCTCGGTCATGCCGCGCGCGGCCGCGTCCATGACGCCGCCGAGGCCGCCGCAGAGCAGCACGACGCGGGGGTGCAGCGCCGCGAGCGCGCGGGCGGTCTCGCGGGCGGCGGCGGCGACGATCGGCGGGCAGCGGCGGCCCTTGCCGACGACCGCGATCACGTCAGGCGCTGGCACAGTTCCGCCATCGTGTCGTAGCGCCACCGGTCGGCGGCCGCCGCGTAGGGCGCCGCGGCGAGCGCCCGGACCCGGACCGCGCCGGCCACCTGCGCGAGGGTGCAGGTGCCGTCCTGCTCGGCGGCCAGGACGGCGGCGATCGCGTGCAGCAGCCCGGCGGTGTGCATGGTGCACACGTACATCGCCTGGTAGAGCCGCGCCTCGGCCTCGTCGGCGTCGGCGGCCGGCGCTACGCCGTGAACAGCGGCGGGCGGGACCATGCCGCCTCCGTGAACTCGCGCCGGTACGGGTCGGTCTTCAGGCAGCCCCGGAAGCCCTGCACGATCACGGTCTCCTGCGACGGGGCGTTCGCCTTCATCGCCAGGCAGCAGTGCACCGACCGCAGGATCAGGGCGACGCCGCGCGGCTGGATGACGTGCTCAAGCACGTCGAGGGTGGAGGTCAGCAGCCGCTCGTTCATGGTGGGCTGCCGGGCCAGGTAGTTCAGGCCCTTCTTGACCTTGCTGTACCCGGTGATCAACTGGTCCGGCACGTAGGCGAAGTGCGCGACCCCGAACGCCGGGGCCAGGTGATGCTCGCAGATCGACACGTAGTGGGTGTCGAGGACCATCACGAGGTCGTCGTAGCCGGTCTCGTTCGGGAACAGCTTCCACGGCACCTCGATGTCGATGTTCGGCGGGTTCATCACCTCGGCGTACATCTGCGCGACGCGGCCGGGGGTGTTCTCCCGTACCTCGTCCTTGCCGTCCTGGCCGAGCGCGGCCAGCAGGTCCCGCACCGCCGCCTCGCAGCGCGGCAGGTCGATCAGCTTGGGCGGCATCGGCTCGGCGACGGCCGGGGGCTGGGTGGCGGTCATGCGTTCTCCTTGGCGGGGCTGATCGCGGCGAGCAGGTCGATGATCGGCTGGTCGTCGGGCGGGTACATGTTGTTGAGGTACGACGCCAGGTAGATGCGCGGCCCGCCCCGCGCCATCAGCCAGTCGCCGAACGCGAGCATCGACGCCGCGCCGGCCATCTTCAGCAGCCGGCCCGCCTCCGGGTTGGTCCGCGTCCCGTGCGGCCGCATCAGCGCCCGCGTCCAGTCCTCGCCCGGCCAGTGGCGCATCAGCGCGGCCGCCGCGAGCCGCTGCCGGTTGAGGTTGTAGGGCCGGTAGGCGGCCCCGTCCCACAGCCGGGTGTCCTTCGCGTAGCGGTCCGCGAGCCAGGTCGAGGCGTCAACGCTCGTGAACCGCATCGTGACGGGCAGCCGCCGCGCCGAGGAGGCCGCGAGGCCGAACCCGTGGACCTTCAGGCCGTGGAACGCCGCCCGGTCCAGGCAGGCGTGCGCCCAGGCGTCCGCGTGGCTGCGCGCGTTGCTCGCGCTGACCATCCCGCCCAGCGCGACGGAGGTGAACCCGTCCCCGGCGAGCCGGTCGACCTCCTCGGGGCTGGTGCCCGCGTGCACGGCCGGGGTGCAGTCGACGCCGAGCTCGCGCATCTCCAGCGCGTTCCTGCGCGAGGCCGCCGGGTCGTAGATCACGTCGAGCGCCGCGTACACCTCCGCGTCGACGGTCCGGTACCAGGCCGCCAGCTCCGCGACGGTGATCTTGATGCCCATCGTGAACGCCGAGAAGCCCCCGGAGTCGAGCATCAGGTGGGTGCCCGCCGGCAGCGGCCGCAGGTCGCGGGCGAACACGTACGAGTGGAGCACCGACAGGCTCACGCGGCCTGCTCCCGGCGGGCGGCCAGCAGCAGCTCGAGCCGGTCGGCGTCGTGCTCCCCCGGCAGCGCCCGGAACTCCGCGATCAGCCCGGCCGGGGCGTGCAGCACCAGCGCGGGGCCGAGCCGGTGCGGGTCGTAGTCGCGGTTCAGCGCCGCGAGCGCGTCGGCGTCGGCCGCCTGCGTCACCGCGACGATCACGTCGGCGGCGCTGAAGCCCGTCCCGGTCACGTCGGCGCCCATCGCGCTCAGCACGTCCGACAGCTTGCCGGGGATCCACGCCGCCAGCTCGGCCGTGCGGTTGTCGGTCAGCAGGATCCGCAGTGCCCGCTCGTCGTCCACGTCGATCCACAGCACCGGGCCGGTCTTCGCCCCGGCGTCCATCAGGTTGCGCCGCCTGGTGTGCCCGACCAGGACCCGGCTCGTCGACTCCTGGGCGACGATCGCGCCGTAGAAGCCGTTCACCTCGATCGACTCCGCGACCGCCTCGTCGTCGCCGCTGCGCGGGTTCTGCGGGTGCTCCACGAGCGCCGACAGGTCCGCCTCGGCCTCGTAGCGCTGCGCGCCGGCCATGCGCGGCGGCAGCCGTGCCGCGCTCACCGTCCCGCCCGGCGGGCCACGACCGAACGCACTCGGCGCGGCGACCCGGCAGTGTCCCGCCGGGCGGAAGTCTCGGGGGCCATCAGCCGCCGCCGTAGAAGACCAGGGCGACCGCCGCCGCGGTGAGCCACGCGGCCATGACCTCAAGGGTGTAGATCGCCACGACGACCCACGCGCCGGCCGCGAGCAGCTCGATCACGAACTGGGCGGGCATCAGCGCGTCCAGGTGTCGCTCAGGAGGACCGCTTGGGCGGGTCCTTGGGCTCCGGGGCCTCGGGCGGCTGGCCCTGCCGGATCCGCGCGGTGTCCGGCGTGCCGCCGTACCGCGTGACGCCGCCGGCGGACTTCGCGGCCCGCGCCGGGGACGCCTGCCGGGTCACCGCATGCGCCACGAACCGGCCCGTCGAGCTGGCGCGCGGCTGGCGCTGCGCCTTGGTCGAGCGGAACCGGCTGATCCTCGAACTGCCTGCCATCGCGGGCTCCCGTCGCCGAGTGCCCTGCCCCGCGCCAGTGTGCCCCGGCCGGCCCGCGCCGCGCAAGTGCAGTTTCAAAACGGCGGCTCGTCGTCGTAGTCGGGAAGCTCCACGGTTTCCTCACCGCGCTCGGGCTCATCGGGTTCCTCCTCGAAGTCGGACGGGTCCAGCTCGTCCGGGTCCTGGTCGTAGTGGTCTTCCCAGATCTCGTCGTCGTCGTCCTGGTCTTGCTCGTCGTCCAGGGCCGGCGGCGGCGCTGGCCGGCTGGCGCGTGACTCGGCGAGCTGCGCGGCGGCCAGCGCGGGGCCGTGGAGCTGGCGCGGCAGCGCGGCGGCCGCCGCCACGTCGGCGCGGGGCCGGTCGGCCAGCAGCTTGCGGGCGGCGTCCGCGCCACGGTGCGCCCGGTCGGCGATCTCGGCGTGGTCGAGCGTGTCCTGGCCGGCGTCGGCCGCCCGGATCTGCGCCGCGCGCCGGGCGGTCACCGGGTCCAGTCCCCGCGGCGGCATCACGGCGGGCGTCGGTGCCCACTTGCGCGCCCCGTCAGCGGTCGCCAGCGCGGCCGACACGTAGCGGGCCGGGTTGTCGACCTTGCGGCCGCCGATGATCCGCAGCCGGACCCCCCGGGCCTGCTCGCGGTTCACGCTGAAGCCGTGCGCCGCGAGCATGATCACGATCCGGCCGTCAAGGTCGTCGTCGTCCCGGTTTTCGATTCCGTTCGATCGGTCGTCGTCTCGCGCGCGCGGGGGCGCGGGCGCGCGCGGGTCGTCAACACCAGCCGACGACTCTTTTATTGACTCTGTCTCTGACTGTGTAAGCGATCGCACTGCGCTCGCATCGGTTTCGTATGTGCGATCGCTATGCGCGTCGCTAGCGCCGTGCTTGCGCCACCGTGAGCGTGCCGCATCGCGATGCTGGTCAGACCGCCTGAGCGCGTCCTGCCTCGTTCCGTTACGCGGGACGTACGCCGGGATGTGCAATGCGTCCGCATTGCTCCTCGCACGTGCGGAAATCAAGCGAGCGCTTAGCAACATCTCTACGACTCGCTCTGCGGTCTCGCGGTCCATCGGGTAGGCCATCGCGGGCACCTCGGCGCGCGGCACCCAGCCGTCCGAAAGGTTCTCCCGGCAGTAAAGCGCCATCACGATGTAGAGGTAAGCCGCGAGGATTCCGTCCTGCCCGTGCTGGTACATCAGGTCGCGGATCTTGGGGTCTCGGGCGAACCCGACGTACAGCGGTAGGTAGATCTCGCCGAACGGCATCATGCCTCCTTGGGGCTGTTCGGGCGGTCGACGTCGATCACGATGAGGATCCCGTCGCCCAGCAGCGTGACCGCCCGCTTGGCGTGCGCCGGGTGGGTCGCGCGGGCGACGCGGGCGGCGGTGGACGGGGTGAGCCCGGCCGCGACGAGCCGCCCCATCATGACCGCGACCCACGCCTCGCGCTCGCTCCACGCGCGCGGGTTGCGGCCGGGCTGGCCGGGAGCGCGCGCGATCGGCGGCAGCAGGTAGCCGTGGGCGCACCAGTAGTTGAGCTGCCGCTTGGTGACCCCGGCCGACGCGGCGACCTGCTCGGACGTGAGGCTCACCCGCCCTCCCTGCCGGTAGGCTCTGGCGCGTACCCGGCTGCGACGAGCAGCGGCATGACCTGGCGCAGGGGAAGGATCGCCAGGGCATCGCCGACCGCCGCCTCGCCGCAGCCGGGCGGCAGGTACACCAGCAGCGCGACCTCGCCCTCGGCCGGGTACCTGGCGGCCTGCCTGAGCCAGGCGTTCGGCGACCACTGGGCCCCGGTCTTGACCTCGATCGCGCAGCCGGGGGTGCCGAGCACGTCGCGGCCCGGGCGGCTGTTGGGCGTCTTCTCGGCGTGCGGCCACCAGCGCTGGAGGTAGGCGGCGACCCACGCGGGGGCGCGCTTGCCCTTGGCCTGGCTCACGGCGAGTCCATCGCGTCGATCAGCCGGACCCGGACCATCAGGCAGGTGTCGCCCGTGCCGAAGATGTCGGCGACCCCGCCCCAGTCGATCCGGAGGCCGTGCGGCATCAGCAGCAGCTCGGCGTCGCCGCGCTGCTGCTCGTCGGGCTCGGCACCGATCAGGTACAGCGGGAGCCCGGTGACCATCGGCTCGCGGTCGGCGGCGACCAGCGAGCCGATGCTCTGGAGGAACCCGGCGGCCCACTCCCAGCCGCCCGCGCTGGCGCTCACCGCACCGCCTCGTCGTCGTCGGGAGCTGGGCCGGCGATGAGCAGGTCGGCGATCCGGTGCACGTCCTCGGCGATCGCCACCAGCGCCATGCAGGCGGCGGTCTCGGCGGCGACCTTGGCCCGTTCGCCGACCCGGCCGGCGTGCGCCGCCGCGGCGTCGTCGTTCAGGGCGGCCGCGTACCGCTCGACCGCCCGGGCGGCGTTGACCGCCATCTCCAGCGCGGTCATGACCGCAGGGAGTCCGGCGGCGGCTCGATCTGGTGCAGCTCGCCGGGGAGCTGGCCGTCGAACTGGACCGTGACCCAGCCGGTAGTCGGGTCGATCTGCACCATGCGCGGCCGGATCGAGGCGATGACCGCCTGCCGGGAGCGGTTGACGATGGCGTCGAACTTCATCATCGCGGCGCTCATCTCGCCGTTCAGGTGGGTGACGAACCGGCCCACCTCGTCGCTGCCCGCGCGGTACGCGGCGCCGCGCGCCTGGTCGGCTCCCTCGGCGAACACGCGCTTCTGGGTTTCGATCAGGCCGCCCAGCTCGCGGATGGCCTGGTGCGCCTCGTGGATCAGGGCGCGCAGCTCCTCGGCGGCGGTCGGGGTCTCGCCCGGCCCGGGCAGGGTGTCCGGGTCCAGCGCGTCCTCGCCGTGGGGCGGCGTCCGCACGCCGTTGCGCCGCGGGCTCGGCCCGCCGATCACGGCGCGCCGCCGGTACGGTCGGCCTGGCTGTGCACGATGCGCACGATTCCGGTCAGCGGCTTGTCGTAGGTGGTGCCGAGGCGGACCACGGTCGCGTCCGCCTCGGGCATGAGGAACGTCGCGGGGACGCGGACCACGTCGCCGACCGCGACGGGCTCGTCGGAGGTGTAGGCGTACCCGGCGCGGTCGGCGCGCCCGGACCCGCCGCACAGCGGGCAGGACGCCCCGACCTGCGCGGCGTGCCCCCGGCAGCGGCGGCACTGGTTGACGAGCGCGATCTGCTCGGCGGTGATCGGTGCCTTGTAGGCGACTTCGAACACGGTCGCGGTGGTCGGCTGGTCGAGGGTGCTCATTCGGGTACCTCCGGGGTGTCGTCGTCGCCGGGCTCGTCGTCTGCGGCCTCGGCCATCTCGCGGAACGTCAGCTCGATCTCGTCTTCCAGCTCGAGCGGGAGGGTGGTCTGCCCGGTGCGGTGCTCCAGCGCCCGGCGGATCAGCTTCTCGGCGGCCGCCAGGTCCTCGGGCAGCACCACCTCGGCGCGGCGGATCCGGATGGTGGCCGCCTCCTCGCCGTTGTCGCTGTCGATCGTCACCCGCCGGCAGTCGACGATCGCGATGACCGCCCGGTACCGCTTGGGGTCGCGGATCAGCTCGGCGGCGATCGAGTACAGGCCGTTCTCGTCGCCCTTGGGCAGCACGGCGTTCGTCTTGACGGTTGGCATCACTCACTCCTGGGGGTGTCGTAACCGAGGTGCTGGTTGACGGACCGGACCGCCGCCGTCTGCGCGGCGTGCAGCTCAGGCGAGCCGACCCCTTCGCCGCGGCGGTAGGCGAGGTTGACCGCCCGCTGCAGGTACATCGGGACGAGCCGCCAGTGCTGGAAGCACATGAACAGGTGGTCCGGGATGTCATCGCGGGCACAGGGCCGGACGGGGCAGCGGTGGGTCATGGCCGGCACCGCGCGGCGAGCTGGGGAGCGTCGACTGGCCGGTCGGCTGCCCGCCGCGCGGTGGCTTGGGCACCGCGCGGCAGGTGCGGGGTGGTACCCTGCCGCGCGGTGGTCTGTGGGGGGGTCACGGCGGGTCGGTCTCCGTGTCCCGGGCGAGCCGGTCAAGGCCCTGGCGGTTCAGCGCGATCAGGTGGGTTTTCAGCTCCCACAGCTCGCGGATCTCGGCCACCAGCAGGGCAACGTCTTCCTCGCGGAGCGCGGCCTTGTCGCCGTGGCTGAAACAAAGTTCCGCGCGGCTCTCGATCGCCTCCAGCTCGTCACGCGTCAGGTTCGTCACCGGGGGCCTCCTCCGGGGTGTCGTCGGCGGGCGGCTGGTCCTCGCGCTGGTCGCCTGCCTGGGCGGCGCGCAGCGCGGCCATCCGCTCGAACACGGTGTCCAGCTCCTCGCGGGTCATGTGCGCCGAGCTCGTCAGGCGGCGGCCGGCCCAGGCCGACAGCAGCGCCAGCCCTTCCTCCGCGTTCACCACGCCGATGTCGCGGAGCTGGATATGCAGCTTTGCTAGCTGCGGCTTGGTCGGCCGCGGCGTGCCGGGCGGCGGCTCGCTCGACGGCTGCTGCTGCTCCGGGACCGGCAGCGGGGGCGCTGCTGCCGGTAGCGCGGCGCGTGCCTTCGCCGTCTTGCGCTGGCGCGGCGCGGCAGGCTCAGCCGCGGCCGCGTTCTCGGCGTCGGGCGGTTCCTGCTCGCCGGCGTGGTCGTCGGCGACTTCCTCGGCGATCAGCGGCAGGCCGAGCATGGCGTCGGCGGCCACCCACCGGCAGCCCTCGGCGGTCGCGCGCGCGACGAGCATCGACTTGGTCTGCTTGCGCCAGTTGCCATCCTGGTGGCCGGGGAACAGCCCCGCGAGCTTCGCCCGGTCGATGTCCCAGGTGGAGGTCTGCCAGGTTTCGCTCCCGGCACGGCGGGCCGTGACGATGGCGCGGCTCTGGGTCGACTCCACCACGACCACCTCATGGCCGGCGCGCAGCAGCAGCGCCCGGGCGGCGATCGCGTACAGCGCCACGGTGCCCCGGATGATCACGAACGCGCGCAGCGAGGCCATCGGCCCGAACTCCAGCTCCTGGCCGGCCAGCAGCACGGCGGTCACCTGCGCGACGGTCGAGTCGAGGTCGAGGATCCGCTTGTCCGGGTCGCGCTCTTTCGGGTTGGTCCAGACGCGCAGGTGATCAGGGACGAACGCGGTCGGCGCGAGGGCCTTCGCGATGCCCGCCGCCGCCTGCGCTTCCTCAGCCCAGCCGCGCAGTGACAGCGGCGCCGCGTCGGCGGCGCGGGCTCGGGGGGCCATAAGTTAGCCGCCGTTGGCGGTACGATGGGGGTGTTCATTCGGGGGTTCCTCTCGCTCCCTTTGGATGGGCAACTGCCGGGGATGGCGCGCGGGCGCACGGGCAAGGTGCGCCCGCAACCACCGGCCTCTCTAGGCGGGCTCCAGCTCTGCGCGGGCGGCGGTCGCGCCGATCCACGCGGGCATGACCTTTAGGCGGTCGTACAGCCACCGCAGGTGCAGGAAGAACTCCCACGCCTCGTCGCTGGTGTCGACCGGGCGGAACTCCCAGGAGTCCGAGCGGATCCACACGACCCCGGTCCGCTTGATGCCCAGCCACTCCATCCGGCGCTCGTCGTCGGGGTGGTCCTGGTCAACGAACACCTCGGCACGGGTGTAGGCGGTCGACTGGATGGCGGACTCCGGGTAAATGCGCGACCGGTTCGACTTCAGCTCGAGCAGCCAGCGGCACGCCTCGATCTCCTCGTCATCGATGACCAGCGCGGGCAGGTCGGCCACGAGGTCGACGGTGCCGCAGTAGGCGTGCGTGCGGTTGGCGACCCACAGCTCAATCCCTCCCAGGAGGGGAACTGGCTCGATCACGTCGAGGAAGTCCAGGTACGCCTCGACGTGCCCGGCGATCTCCTCGGGCGGCACGACGTTCTCTCCGTCAGCCAGGCGGGCGGCGAGCCGGTGGATTTCGGTGCCGCGCTTGGCCGCCTTGTCGCGGTCGTTCCGGTAGGCGTGGTGCACGCGCTCGTACCGCTCGGACGGGCGCAGCGACTGGAACTCGTCCCAGAAATCGATCATCTCGTTGGCACCGGCTTTAGCCGCCCAGTCGGTGAGCCCGGCCTTCGGCATCGTCTCGCCGATGATCGTGGTGACACCAGGGCGCTTCTCGCCGTCGACCGTGTACCCGTGACCGTTGGCCCCGTAACGGCGTCGCTTAACTGTCACCGCGAGGCCACCCCCCCGTCACCTTTGACGTGCGCCGTGAAATTCCCGGTGCAAATTGCACAGAAACCGTTAAGAGGCGAGGGATAGGTAAATCTATCGTTCTGGTAAGGAGTCATGGCGTGCCGCCGGGGTATCTTGCGGGGTTTTGACCGCTTCACCTGCGGATTCACGCGCAGCCGCAATTGCGGACGAACGTGCATTTGCGCCGCGCGCGATCTCGGACCCGTCGCGTGCAGATGCACGTGCACGGTCGCGCGCCATGCGCAGCCGGATCGACCCCAGCAGCGCGGCCGTGTCGGCGACCCGTGCCTCGGTCCACGGGGGCACCGCGGCGAGCTGCGCGCGCCACCGCTCGGCCCACGCGTCGAGGTCGTCGGCGGTCATCATGCCGGCACCAGCAGCTCGGCGGGCTCGTGCCCGTAGAACCGCGCCAGCCGCACCAGCAGGTCGAGGCTGGGCGCGCTCGAAGGGCGGCCCTGCTCCAGCTCGGCCAGCCACGCGACGGACACGCCGACCTCGGCCCAGACCTGCTCGCGGGTCAGCCCGGCGTCAGCGCGCCACTGGCGCAGCTTGGCATTGTCGTACAGTCGCCCGGCGTCGTCGGGCGCGGTCGCAGTCAAGAGGCCCATCTCCAAGAAGCCTTGACCGACCGGCGCGCCGCGCTCCCGTGGACCTGCTGATGGGGCAGGGGGGACGCAGGCCCCAGCGCTGGCGCGCCGGACGGAACCCAGGGGGACTCTCGGGATTTAGCGCCTCCCGGCCGGCGACGCGCGGGGCTTTAACGTCCATCCGCGTTGGACGCCGGGTTTAGCGCCTCCGGTGGGCGACGCGCGGGGCTTTAACGTCCATCCGCGTTGGACGGCCAGAGTGTCACGCCTGGCTGGCGGGTGCGACGGCCCAGAGAGCAGGCCACCGGCTTACGAACCTATGCTCGTAAGCCGGTGGGTGTCAACCCTGCTGGGCTCAGGCCGGTATCAGTTTGAGACGGTCGGCGGCCGGGATGGGGTTCGGGCCGCCCTTGCCCGGCGTGACCTTGACCGGCGTCTGCACCATCGCGGTGATCACGGCGCGCTGCTCGTTCTCCGTCATCGCCTCCCAGTCGATCACGGCCGGCACGCACTCGGCAGCCCCCAGCCGCTCCAGCTCGGCGAGCTCGGCGTTG